AGGATCATTAGAATTAGAAAATGGATCTAAGATATTTGCGGCATCTACATCCGCATCATCTGTTCGTGGTGGCACATATAATATTATTTTTTTAGACGAATTTGCATTCGTTCCAGGTCAAGTTGCAGATAACTTTTTTAGTTCAGTTTATCCTACAATTACTTCAGGTAAATCTTCAAAAGTTATTATAGTTTCAACTCCATTTGGAATGAATCACTTCTATAGATTATGGAGTGATGCTCAATCAAAAAAGAATGAATATGTTCCGTTAGAAGTTCATTGGACAGATATTCCTGGTAGAGATGAAGAGTTTAAAAAGACAACCATATCAAACACTTCAGAAGCACAATGGAGACAAGAGTTTGAATGTCAATTTTTAGGTTCTGCCGATACTCTTATTTCAGGACCTAAATTAAATTCTTTGACTTTTAATAATCCTAAAACTTCTAATGCTGGATTTGATTTATATGAAGAACCTCAGAAAGATCACACTTACGTAATTACTGTAGACGTTGCTAGAGGAATTGAAAAAGACTACTCTGCATTTATTGTAATTGATGTCTCTCAATACCCACATAAGGTGGTTGGTAAGTATAGGAATAATCAACTAAGACCAATATTTTTCCCTCAGATAATTAAAGAGATTGCAACATCATATAATAATGCATACATTTTATGTGAGGTAAATGACATTGGAGATCAAGTTGCTGCAGGATTATTTTATGATCTAGAGTACGCTAATCTATTGATGTGTGCAATGAGAGGTAGAGCAGGACAAGTCTTAGGTCAAGGATTTTCTGGAAAGAAAGTTCAACTAGGATTGAAGATGTCCAAAACTACTAAAAAAATTGGATGCTTTAATCTTAAAACATTAATTGAAGATACTAAATTAATATTTGAAGACTTTGATATTGTAAGTGAGTTAACGACCTTTATACAAAAGGGAAACTCTTTTGAAGCAGAAGAGGGAAAAAATGATGACTTAGTTATGTGTCTTGTAATATATGCTTGGTTAATTAATGAGGATTATTTTAAAGAACTTACAGATCAAGATATAAGGAAAAGATTATATGATGAGCAGAAAAATCAAGTAGAGCAAGATATGTCTCCGTTTGGTTTTATTGTTGATGGTGTTAATAGTCAAGATACTTTTATAGATAAAAATGGAGACAGATGGTTTACTGATGAGTATGGTGACATGTCCCACATGTGGGAGTATATGTAATGGAAGTTGATGATCAATTTGAATTAGAACATCTATATCTAACAGATAGAAAATGTAGAAATTGTGGAGAGATAAAAGATTTAATTAGTGAATTTTATCGCATAAGAAAAAATAAATATAATTTATCATCATATTCATATGAGTGTAAAGAGTGTACTATAAAAAGAGTTACTGAGAATAGAAAGGAAAGGAGAAATAAAATAGATATATTATATGATCCAATTTATAGAATTAAAGAAGTTTATCCTGATTGGTAGTGTTCATGCATTGTTTCATCATCTGAAAGTAGTCAAATTTATAAATATTTTCAGATAAACTGAGTTTAAACACGGAGAAAAACATGGCTACCCCTCAATTATCTCCAGGCGTTCTCGTCAGGGAAGTTGATTTAACTATTGGAAGAGCTGATAACGTACTTGATAATATTGGTGCTATTGCCGGTCCTTTCTCTATCGGACCTGTAGATGAGGTTATTGAAGTTAGTACGGAATCTGAATTAATATCTGCATTCGGAAAACCCATTTCTACTGACGGACAACAAGGATATTGGTTGTCTGCTTCTACATTTTTAAGTTATGGTGGTATTCTAAAAGTTGTAAGAGTTGATGATACAGACTTAACTAATGCAAATACTATAGTTGGTTCTGCAAGTACTTCAACACTAAAAATTAAAAACTTTGACCAGTATGAGCAAACTTCTGCTACTCCTGGTTATACTTTTGCAGCACAAACTCCAGGATCTTGGGGAAATACTTTAAAGGTTGCAGTTATTGACGACAAAGCAGATCAAATTGTCTCAATTAACTCATCAGATTTAGGATCTTTAGGTGCTAATAGAGAAAATGCAATTCTTTATCCAGTATCCGCACTATCAATTCCTAACTCAACTGGTGGAACCGATGTATTTACTGGTCATGTAAAAGCCATTATTACTGGAGTTACCACTAGTTCAACTGGAGATTCTAGCGTTGATGTAAAAATTGTATCTAGAGTTTCAGGATTAACTACAAGTTATACTGCTAATTCAACTGCAACAATTGCTACTGGAAATGCAGCAGACGCAGGCGCTACTGTTTTATTCGTAAATTCAGTACCTTCCAATCTTTCAACTACTTTAAGTAGAGTTAATATTGGATCAGATACTGGATTAGTGATCACTTCTATTGGTGCAACCAGTGTTACTGTTGAAACTGGAATTACTGGTGCTGCAGCAGTTGGAGATTTAGTTACCTTTACTAGAAAAGGATACACTGGTGGAACTGAAACTAAAGTAGAATATTCAGAAAATGATCCAGCAAGATCCATTCGTAATACTTCATTGGTAGAATTATTAAATTCTAACGGTCAAATTCAAAGTAGTCTTACTACAGGAAGTGTAACCGATTGGTATTCTTCACAGAAAATTTCTCTTTCTACTGGAGATCTTCTCTGGAATTCAATTGCACCAAAACCTGTATCTACCGAGTACGCAGATCAAAGAAATTCTAGGGGTGATGCAATTCATATTGCAATATTTGATGATCTTGGAACAATTAGTGGAATCAAAGCAAATCTTCTTGAGAAGCATTTATCAGTCTCTAAGGGAACTGATACTGCATCTACTAATAATTCACCATTAAAACTATGGTGGAGAAATTATCTTGCAAGATATTCCAGATACGTTTATGCAGGAGAAGATCTTTCTCTAGCAGAAGATACTTACAGAGGTATAATTCCTTCTGCTGTTGATTTTCAAGCAAATGCATTTACCACTAAATCCTCTGGATGGAACCAGAGCGTTCAAGATACTTCATTCAAGTGTATTGGTTCTGCAGTATTTGCTCTAGAATCTGGAAATAACTATTCAAATACTAATGGTTATTTTGCTGACATAAGTAGCGTTATTAGTGGATATTCTTTATTCTCCAATAAAGATGAAGTTGACGTTGATTTCTTAATCATGGGTCCTTCAGAATCCAGTAAGTTAAATACTCAAATTAAAGCAAATTATCTAATCGGTCTAGCAGAAGCTAGAAAGGATTGCATCGCATGTATCTCACCAGATACAACTGATGTTGTGAATATCACAAATCCAGAAACTCAAACTGATAATGTTTTAGAATTCTTCTCTTCCCTTGCTTCATCTACTTACGCAGTATTTGATAGTGGGTATAAGTATGCATACGATAGATTTACTTCAAACTTCTATTACTTGCCTTGCAATGCTGACGTTGCTGGATTGATGGTTAGAACAGCAATTAATTCATATCCTTGGTTCTCACCTGCTGGAACTGCAAGAGGAGCTGTTAACAATGCAGTAAAACTTGCATACAATCCATCAAAAGCACAAAGAGACAGACTTTATTCAAATAGAATCAATCCCATTGTTACTCAAAGTGGTGCTGGAACAATTCTATTTGGAGATAAAACAGCATCCGCATATGCTTCAGCGTTTGATAGAATCAACGTTAGAAGATTGTTCTTAACAATTGAACAGGCACTTGAAGAAGCTGCTAAAGATCAACTATTTGAATTAAATGATGAATTAACTAGAGCGAATTTTGTTAATATTGTTGATCCATATTTAAGAGATATTCAAGCAAAGAGAGGAGTTTATGATTACCTAGTTATTTGTGATCAAACAAATAATACTCCAGACGTAATTGACAACAATGAGTTTAGAGCAGAAATCTTTGTCAAACCCACCAAATCTATTAATTACATTACGTTAACCTTTGTTGCTACTCGCACTGGAGTTTCTTTCAGTGAAGTTGCAGGTTCAGTCTGATCAATCGCCAACCAATAAACAAAACGGAGAAAATTAAAAATGGCAATCCATAGAACAATTTCAGATTTCAAATCTGCACTCCAAGGTGGCGGTGCAAGACCCAATTTATTTGAAGTACATCTTCCAAATCTTCCAGAAGCTGCAGGTAGTGTGGGACCTGCTGACTGGGATTCTGGAATACAACAGAACTTCAATTTCTTATGTAAAGCTGCTGCTTTACCAGCATCAAATGTTGCTCCAATTGAAGTTCCTTTTAGAGGACGTGCATTGAAAGTTGCTGGTGACAGAACCTTTGATACATGGACTGTTACCATTATCAATGATGAAGATTTCAACATTAGAACTGCGATGGAATCATGGATGAATGGTATTAGTAAATTGGATAATGCATCTGGTGCAACTAATCCAAATTCTTACATGACTGATGCATTTGTCTATCAAATGGGTAGAGGTGCTGGTAGAGGAAGACATTCCACAGGAAATAATGGAATAAACGGAACACAAGAGGGTGTTAGACCATTAAGAACTTACAAGTTCTTTGATATTTTCCCAACTAATGTTTCTCAGATTGATTTATCTTATGATAGCACTGATACTATTGAAGAGTATACAGTTGAGTTCCAAGTTCAGTACTGGCAGGCAGGTGGATCCAATAATAACGTGGATCAAACTCAAGTTTTAGTTAGATAATAAATAGTAGTATAAAATAGGTCAACTTATTCATGGCAAGATTATTTGGATTTTCTATTGAAGATAATAACGAAAAATCTAAAAATGTAGTGTCCCCCGTCCCTCAAAATAATGAGGACGGGGTTGACCACTATTTGACTAGTGGTTTCTTTGGATCTTACGTAGATATTGAGGGTGTTTATAGAACTGAATTTGACTTAATTAAAAGATATCGTGAAATGTCACTTCATCCTGAATGTGATAGTGCTATTGAAGATATTGTAAATGAAGCTATAGTTTCTGATAGTAATGATAGTCCTGTTCAAATAGAACTATCAAATTTAGAAATTGGGGATAATATTAAAGATAAAATTCGTGCAGAATTTAAAAATATTTTAAGTTTATTAGATTTTGATAAAAAATGTCATGAAATTTATAGAAATTGGTACATTGATGGTAGAATATATTATCATAAATTAATTGATTTTAAAAAACCTCAAGAAGGTATAAAAGAATTAAGGTACATAGATCCTTTAAAAATAAGGTATGTACGTCAACAAGTAAAAGATAAAGATAAAAATAATAATTTTTTAAATAATAATAACAATAATAACAAAGATCAATTAGTAAAAGAATTAGATATTCAAGAGTATTTTTTATATAATCCAAAATCATTTACAACTCCATTAGGTGGTAATACTGCTTCCGCTAGTGGAATAAAAATGTCTAGAGATTCTATTGCGTATTGTAACTCTGGACTTGTCGATAGAAATAAAAATATAGTATTATCGTACTTAAATAAAGCGATAAAGTCTCTCAACCAACTTCGTATGATTGAGGATAGTCTTGTAATCTATAGACTATCAAGAGCACCAGAACGTAGAATTTTTTACATTGATGTTGGTAATCTACCCAAGGTAAAGGCTGAACAATACCTACGTGATGTTATGATGCGTTATCGCAATAAAACTGTTTATGATTCAAATACAGGAGAAATTAGAGATGACAAAAAATTTATGTCAATGCTCGAAGAC